TCCATCAACATCCATCATAGTATATTCGTGACCTTCTTCTTCAAAAGATAAATTTAACTCATTTCGTCTTATTGATAAGACATTCCTTATATCTTCCGCAACTTTTGCTATTTCTTTTAAATTCATTTTTTTTCTTGTATATAATACGGAGTAATATCACCTCTTAAATCACAAACATCTTTATCTTTTGGTAGTTTGACAAGTTTTATTCTATTGTAGAGAGCACCTCCGTTTAGTTTATCGTATAGTTTTTTTGCGTCATCATAAGCATCACCATCCAAACAGATAATAATATCTTTTTTTGCTTTGGTATATAGTTTTTCCCACATATTGTCGTTGATGTACTTTCCAAGTAATGCTATTGAGTTATCCAAAAAGAATGAGTCAAAAACACCTTCAACAATATAGATGTCTTTTTTAAAATCAACCAAACTTTCATTAAAAATCAAAAAGTCCTTCGCAGCTTCGGGGTTTTTATATTTAAGTCTTGATTTGGGATCCCAAGATCTAGAAACGAAGAAGTTTAGATCACCTTTTTTATTAAACGATGGGACTATTATTCTTCCGGAGTATTCTCCTTCAATACAAATTCCGATTTGGTATTTATCTATTATTTCTTGTGTTATTCCTCGTTTTTTGAGGTAGTTAAAAGCTTCTTTTCTTGGTATATGTAGGGGGTGGATTTCTTCAAACTTCTTATACTCTTTTGGTAGTTCTAACTCTTTAAATACCTTTTCTTTCTTTTCAAACTTATCTGGTCTGATTAACTTGTAGGTTTTTTTGTCTTTTTTTGATCCGTATTTATCAATTAACTTACCTAAGTGTCCGTGAGTGTCGTGAGTTTCTGAACATGCCCAACATTTATAAACGTGGTTTTGGTAATTTATTTCAAGATTACCCTTTCCGTCAGTTTTTGATAACGCTTTAATATCATACGAACAAACCGGACAATCAACGGATATTTGTCCTGAATATTCGTTGATGCTTTTTGGTTCACCAAACATCGTCATTATTAAATCTATCAAAAGTGATTCATCATCCATAAACATAAGATAAGTATATGAATCGGTTTTGTCAAACAATAAAAAACCCACCTTTATGGGGTGGGTTTATATTGATCTAATATAGAATTTATTTTATATTTTTCGTCCTTTAAATGATGATATGATTGACGATTTTACATCAGATTTGTATTTACCCGTAATTGGTTCTAATTCTCTGATTATTTTTTTTATTGTACCTTTACTTACCTTTAATTCTTGTCCATCAATAGATAAAAAATATTCATTAATAAAATCAAAATGGTTAAGTATATTTTTCACAATAAATTTATGGTCATCAATATCAAATTTAAACCCAATAAATTTAGCATAATCACCAGTAGGTTTTAGTTCTTCAATGTTTTCCGCTTCACCATTTTTAATAGCAGATAGTAATTCATTACCAACTTCATCATCTTCATTTCCTTTACTGAAGTAATCGAAAATACCTTCGGCTTGTGTTTCGATTTTAGACTCTTTAATAACTCTTTTAACTATTCTCGCTAAATCCGATTCGGATAATCTTACAAGTCTTTTCATATTTTTAATTTATATATAAATATCACCTAATTAAAAAAAGTTACCAAATCTTTTCTTGATTCATATAACCAAGAACACAAGTATATGAATCGGACATATCATAACACTCTTTTTTAAGTGTATTGTTCCGTGTATATAACCAAGTTATTTGTGGTTCTTTATCTGAAACTTTCCTCCAAATTAAATCTTTTTTATCTATGTCTTTTGGTAGTCCACCAAACAATACGTGTTTACCTTTATCGTTTGGCATAACTAAATCAGGCCAAGCATATTTTCTTGAGTTGTATGTTGATATGTATGATGGTACGATACCTAAAGTGTCGTAAATTGACTTCGTAATCATTGAGTTATACCGTAATAAAGTACCTACTGTCCAAACATTGTTTGAGTTTAATAATGGTTCTTCTATTATAACACTAGTTATTCCAAGATTTTTATAATTAACCAATTTTTCTTCAAACATGGTCACTTTCATCAATAATTCTTGTATTTTATCCTCAACTTTTGGTTTGATAACGGGTGAGAAATGTGTTAGTTCTAACAATTCTCGTGTTTGAATATCAAATAGGCACCAACCTATAGTTTTTGTTGAAATATCTAACCCTAACACCTTTGGTGAGTTTTTAAAATCAGTTTTGTTTGCCATAAAAATTAAAAATCTAATTTAATAGGATACTGTTGTATTCCCTGTCTTTTTTCGGGTGATTGTATCTTAGAAATAACCATAAGTTCTTTATCCGCGTTGTAAAGAGCAACTTCCGTGACGTGTGGCGTCTTAGTTTTACTCCAAGTAGGGTTCGATGAGTCGAAGAACTGTGTTTGTCCTAAATTACAAAGATAGTTCATAACGTATATTGTTGCTTGAATGTCTGTTTGTATCGTTCCATAAAAATAAAACTCTCCACCAAAATTAAACGTAGTTCCTGTTTGATTTAATGATGGTAAATTAATGTAATTGTCCAATCTATATGTAGGCGCAGAATTATACATTGTCTCAGTTAATTGTATTGTGGTTGCAGTTAATCCTGTTGACGTTAAATACCCACCAACTGTCGTTGCCGATAATTGTGAGGAAATATCTATTTCTTTCCATGCAATAGGGTTAGGTCTTGTTGTTCCACTACTAACCTTTTGTGCTAATATTTTTATGTTATTTGCACTAAACCCACTTAGTGAGGTCCCCACTTGAGGACTTAAAAATGGAAATTCGTTTCCAAACCTAACTAATACGTCTGTAGATCCTTGTACCATTGTTTGATCGTAACCACTTATTCTTGAGTAGTAATTACAATGTAACGAATTGGTAAAGGCACTATTGTTAAATCTATAAGTAACGAAAAGACTTTCACTATTACCCGATAATAATCCGGTTGTTCCACCATCACCACCACATAAGGTGTTTGGTAAAATCAGACCTAATTGTGGTGCCGGTAAAGTCCACGACCTATTAGATTTGTTGTTTAGTGTTGCAACAATCTCATCATCATCAAATATAACCATTTTTTGGTCAGGATATACCTTACCTACTCTATTTGGAATTCCGTTAGTGTTTGCATGTGTATCCCACAAATGGTAATATCTAAGACCAGGTGCGTTAAAGTTTAAATCCCTAGTTGATTCCATATAATGTGGTTCAAAAAGGTTTAATGAAGTAAATCCTGATGGGTCAACATAGAACTCCTCACCTATGGTCGCATTTTGATTTTTGTGCCACATCAACCAAGGAAGGTTGATTTTGAAGTTTCTTGCTTGTCCTGTATTTCCGGGATTTGTCGGATCGTATTCTTGAAAGGCAAATTTTTCACCATAAAAATTATCTATCGCCTGATTTGTGTAGTGTACGATTCCAATCGCTTTTTGATCAATAGGATTAACAGTAATCTTATCGGATAGTGAGTTGTAATAATATGTTGAGTCGGTATCAGTTTGACCACCATTTAGGTTATATCCAAAATACTCTTTAGATCCTGTATACCCTGTTGACTCATATAAGTTATAATCTTGATTTAAGTTGTTAAAAACACCAGCCGGTGATTCGGTCCAAGGTGAATTCATATTCCATATCGCCACGTTACGTTGTGATACGTCACAATTTGTTTCAAAATTAAACACGTCAGTTGCCCAATATGGTTGTGGTGTGAACGTATCGTATAAATCCGTCATTTTTTGCGGATAAAATAAACAAGACGAATTACCCGTAATACCCATATTACTAAAATCAGGCACCTGCCTATCGACTTGTATTGTTACCGTCGTTGCTGTTGAGGTGTCTCCGGTTATTCCAACTATCTTATAGGTAAACATAGGTGAGTTACCTGATATTGGTGATATGTTTCCGTTTGTAAATATAGTGATAAAGTCACCCTCACTTACGGTACCAGATACGGTTAAATTAACAGAAGATGAAGACAGCGTTATTGTAGTTCCTGATGATAAGGTCGTATTATCAATTATAAAGTTAGGATTTAAAGTGTATGCCGAAGAAGTGAATACCGTACTACCAGTAAAGAATCCCCTTGGTGCCGCACTATTAAAAACATCATCAATATAAGAATCATCATACGGAATACCAAAAGTACTACCAGATGTTGAGTCCACAAAAAGTGGATATTTGATGTTCATTCTATTTCTGTCAGGAATCGGTGCCGTATTTTGAGAGTTATACTGAGGACTTAGAACGTTGGACTCAACCAAATTCATTCCATTAACACAGTTATAACAAACCTCACTATCTCCAACTTGGAAATACGCGATATCGAATTTACCTTGCGATAACCTTTTTCTTGCAGCATCGGTTAATTGTGTATTAATGAGTGCTGAGGTATTTTTAATTATGTAAGACATATTTTATAAATATTCATGGTTTAAGAAAGTAACGGACAAATTGGTCCAAATTTTACCGCACTTGCGGTTCTATTAATTATTGTCGAATCAATACCCTGACAATTTAACGGGGTTAATGATATTTTTTTAACGGTTAATGTAACATCGGAATACGCCTTTAATATACAAAAATTACTAGTTGCGCATATTTCACTTATATATTGGTTTATCGTTCCTGTAATATTTGATGTTGTGTCCGTCAATAAACAATTTAAGTATGAGATCGTATATGTTGTTGTAATTATGTCACCGGCAATACACAACGGTCTACTTACTGTTTGTGTAACAGGTATTGATGATATACCGCCAGGTAAAGTTGATCCAACACTTCCACTCGCATTTATCGTGTTTGCAATTATCGGAGCGTCCGTGGAATTTGTATATGCGGTAGTAGCAACATTAAAAATTAAATCAAACTTAACTGTTGAAGGTTGATTAAACGGGGTGTTTGGTGTTAGACTTATATTGAAATTAGTGTCTTGTGATAATGTGGTGGAATTGGCGGTTTGATTCGTTGTGGTGGTTGATTGTAGTCCTGGAGTGGTAAAGTTAACATTTATCTGATAGTTCGTGTAATTTTGAACTGGGATTATTGAAAACCCTTGATTCCCTACATTTTGTAATGGTGAAGAATCTTTAACATACACAGTTTTTGGTCCTGCAGCCAGACCCGTTAAAAGGTTAGTTGATGTGAAATTAATATTGTCTAACGAATATATGTAAGGTGGTGTTCCTCCAACTACATTAATAGTTGCCGATCCTAAACTTGTTGAACATGCCGGATTTTGTGTTTGAACTGTTATCTGTAAAGGTGATGTCGTACAAACTCCCGTAGCAACAATAACGTTAGATATGAATGACCCTGGTAGTGTCCAAGACCCAACAGGTGGTATATTAGGATTTTGTAAGTATGGTACGTTAGGTGTTGTCCAACCACTAACAGTCCATCTTGTATTTGTGTTATCGTAATAGATTGTTTGTGTACTACTTGTCCAAGAAGGGTAATTATTTATAGTATCACCACTATAGAACGTCGTCAGACTGGCTGTCGGTTGTATGTATCTTGTTAAACAAAGTGGTCCGGAATATGGTTGTGGTGCAGGTATATTTGCGATACAAGCAAAACATGAGTTATATGGTCCTGAAGATTTAACGGCAACTGAATTACTATACGTTTGACCCGTATTTAACTCCAAACCTAAACTTGTCCAACATCCCGTTTGTGTTGTTAATTTGTACACTTTATTAGGGGTAAACAATGATGGTGTGGATGCGATATAATATATGTATTGTGGTGTTACTGCGGATATTAATACACATTTTTCAAATTTTTCTAAATAAAAACTTTCATATCCGACCTCACATGTTGTTGTCGCACTAAAATCACCATAATAATCAACAACTGTTGCCGTGTAATTACCAGGAATTAAATTGGTTATGTAAGTACCTTGTGCTCCGTTACTCCAAGATACATTATAAGGTGGTGTCCCACCTGTTATTAAAATGGCCATATAACCATTTGATGAGTCAGGTGTTGACGCATTTATGGTATCACAATCTATACCTAAAGGTAAGAGTGTTATTATATTACAACTATTTCCACTTAAATCTGCCATATTTTATCCAAAATCAACTATATTATAGTATATTTTTATTTTCATAGTTCCATCACCTGCAGTTGGGTTAGATACAAGATCGGCCAATCGTAAATTAGAGTTAACTGGCATATAATTCAATATATCCATAGAACTCACCATTATCACATCTGCCGTTCCCTGTATGTCGAACTGTTTGGTAACAGTATTTGATGCATTATCAATAAGAAAAATTGGATTTGCTGAGTAACTTGATGTTCCGTACACATATTCAAAATATACCTTAAAATCATAATATTTATTAGATCCTGGTGCTGGTAGGATATTAACGGGTAAACTATTTAAAGTGAGAATTTCAGAATCAGATACCGTAATTTCACTATAATATTGATATCCACCAATAGTTGGTGCAATTTGATTTAACTCTACTTTATATGATGATCCAGCCGGATTCTGTGACGGATCTCCCGTATACACAATATGTATAAGGGTTGTTGGTGTAATTGCCGTTGATTGGGCGAATGTTTTATCTGTTAATCTTGCCATTTTTATATTTTTTTAAATATTATTCAAATTGGTATTCTTCTCCGTCTTGGAATTCAAAATATTCCCCGTCTTCAAATTGTTTATATGTTGTCGATGCAACCTCACAAAAAACACAATTATTATTATCAATAATTTTTACAACATATGTTGGATATGTTTCGTATACTGTGGGTAACGTAAAGGTGTATGGTACCGTATTTGTTGTTGCAACATAAACACATGTACCTGAACAACTATTACATATCCATACATCGTATGGTGACGTTCCGCTAGTTATTGAGTTTATTGTTATCTGATATGACATAATTTAATAAATATTTTATGTTATTTTTTTACAATTTCCGTTTAATGTACAATATTCTGTTACCATACCATATGTATCTACCCTATAGATTTTAGTTCCGTATTGTACATAATCAATAGTTACTGGTTTTGTTAAATTAATATCTTTATAAATATAAACTCCCGTTTGCATTATTGTGTTGGCAGATGAAGTGTAGAATGTGATTGCTGCCCCGAAGTTAGTTAATTGACAGACAGGGCAAGAAACAGAATATTCCCCTTTAGCTTCCCACGTTTTATATGTGGTTCCTGTTATTACAGGCGTATTACACTCAACACAAGAATCGTAAACCGTCTGTGCTGATGATGTAAATATATTTGTGTTTGCAATTATAAATCCACTTGGTGGTGCATAACCAACAAAATTACCAATATATCGATAACAAGTTCCACCAGTAGTTTTTAGTATATCGTCAACCACCACATTTGATGGTGGGTATGCTACTTGTATTATCATACTATTGTTTGTACACGACGTGAACACAAAAGAAGTGTTGACTGGATATGATGTTGGTGTGGGGGTTGCCGTTGGTGTTGGTGTAGGGGTTGGTGTTGGTGTAGGGGTTGGTGTCGGTAAATTACATCCAGTACAACCTGATATCAACTCTATTATTTCAACCACAACCCTATTTGGTGATCCTCCAACATTTTCGGTGTATGTAACACACTGTATTTGGTCAGAATTAAAATCACTTAACGTAACAACAAACGTCGTTCCTGTGGTTATTTGTGATCCACTAAATAATAAATTGTCAGATACGTAATATATATCGGTCGTCTGACAGTCGACTAATTTCTTAACGGTAGGACAAACAAAATAACCCTGATCAACAACAAATGTAACACTTTCTCCCGTAACAGGTATTCCTGTCGGTGTCGGTGTTGGTGTAGGAGTCGGAGTTGGTGTAGGGGTCGGTGTAACCTCACTGTATGATAAATTAGCACTAAACCCAGAACAAGGGTCAACCGTAGGGGTTGGTGTGGGTGTAGGTGTAGGTGTTGGAGTTGGCGTAGGGGTCGGAGTTGGGGTTGGTATATCACACTCCAATAAAATATCAAAATCTAAAATAGAACAAGGGTCTGTTGGTGTGGGTGTCGGAGTTGGACAAATACCTGAAGATTGAATGCTTGGAGCAAAATCAGGACATTCACTTGTCGTTGGGCTTGATCCGTAAAACTCACAAACACCACCTAAAGATGAACTTAAGCACCATTTTGTTGTGTCAAAATAAACGTATCCAGGATTTGTTCCTCCTGTAAAATATATATGACCATTATAACTACCGTCAATTTGGTATGTTCCGGTTATTGCCGAATACGTACTACCCAATAGTTCGATACATATAGTGTCGTCACAACACGAATAACATGACGGATCGGTACACCCTGTAACCACAGTTGCGGTACCAACTAACGATGTTGTTACTATTGTTGGTGTTGTTGCGGTAACAACAGTATAGCACCCTTCAACTATAACCGTATCTCCGGTCACATTAAAAACAGTACCTAAAGTTTGTAACCCAAGCCAACTCGTTGCACTATATGATATTTGATTGTAACAACAACTACTTAATATTATGTCAGCCATTCAATTTTTAAGTTTTTTATATAAATAACAGGAATTTCATTTTATTAATTGTTTTTATCAATTGATTATGAAATCTTTTCTATTTATCCAATTATCTGTATTATTGTAAACCCAATAAACCCATTTGTATGGTATCTCTAAGGTTTTAAATTGTATTTTTAATTTTTCTTGGTATTCTAATAAATCTTTTCTATATAACACGTCACCATTTTCATTTTCAATAGCGATGTAAATGAATTTAAAGTCTTCCGTGTATGGAATGTCAAATTCATATTCATATTCTTTTTCGTCTTTTAGGTACCACTCGCTGTAATCATTAATGGGGGGCTCAATACCTTTTAATGTTTTCGGGTGTAGTTTTTTATATTTAAAGTTTATTCCAGCATAATCTTCATACTCTTTATGTGTTCTTACACTTCCTAAACCATATTCACCTAAATCAATATTGTTATCCTCTTCTTGTAACATATGTCTGAGTCTTTTTTTTGCCTCGTTGTCCATTTCTGACCATTGTTTTTCAACAACACCAGATTTTTTGTTATCTTCATTAAAATCGGTCCAATGTTTTGTTTTACCCTCTCTTGTATATTCGTGCCAAATAATTGTTTTATGTGGGTGAAAAAAATCATAACCTAAAGTGTATGATCTAATTGCTAAACTAATCTCATCGCCAGCAAAGTATAAATTAGGATCATACTTATATTCTTCACAGTGTTTTCCTATTGTAAAAAAATAACCACCCGCAACAAATCTAGACCTAATCGGTTTTTTTAAATCTTGCCAATTCTCGATTGGGGTTGGAAAAAACATTATAGTTCCGCTTGGTGTGAAATTATTCGCAACCATTTTATATGGTTCAACATTTAGTAATTGATTATCACTTGGTCTATACATACCAGGGTATGAAGAAATTATTGGTTTTTCTGAGTCAACCATATTCATCATTTCAATCAATTCTACATCCCATTGTTTTTCAAAACGCATATGTGAATCTAATTGCATAGTGTATTCTTCACCATCCCATAGTTTTTGAATTTCACTACGAGCCCAACAAAGACCTTTACTCCAACTCCAATGGTAATCTAATATTTTAAATCTTGGGTCATTTGCAAATTCCTCCATTGATTCGGTATCATCATGTTGCCAACAAATTCCAAATGTTATATTTTCGGGGTATTTTGCTTTATTAATACAATCTCTAATGGTTGGTAATAGTTCGGGATCTCTGTATGACGCTATTTGTACAAAAATTTTCATAGACTAAAAATAGTCTCTTATGGTCTTTTGTAAACAAAATTTAAGATTCTAAATTAGTAACCCTTAGTTTTAAATTTGTAATTTCCACTTTTAGATCTTCTATCATTTGTTGTTGTTCTTTAATAGCTTCAACTAAAACTGAAGTTATTTCAGAATACTTAACAGTTTTATAATCTTTACTACCGCTTAAGATTACCGCCTCAGGTAAATAAGTTTCCACTTCTTGTGCAATAAAACCAAATTGTCTTGAACTATCACCTGATTGGAAGTCTTCATTATCTTTCCAATTATAGTAAACTCCACGTAAATTATTAACTATATTTAATGCATTTGGTATTTGCTCAACGTTTTGTTTTAATCTTTCATCTGATACTACCACAGCCAAAATACCGGTTGTTGCATCTCTACTTAATGCCGCTCCCGTGCCAATAACAGTACCAACACTTGTAGTACCGGTTACCTTTAAATTACCTCTAACTAAAACTCCAAATCCACCGTCTACTTCCGTTCTACCACTGTGAAAAATGGATACTTCATCTGATTTTTGTAATCCACCAAATAATGTCTCACCTGAAGTCACATTATTTAAAATAAAGTGTTGACTACCAGCAGATCCACCATTGTTAGCAAGCCAAGTACCATATGTCGCATATTGAGTAAACTCTATATTTCTATTTCGACTCGACCCATCGAATATTTTAAGTTGTGCCGCATTACTAGCAATAATAAATGTCATTCCACTAAGACCTAAAGCAAGGGTAGGGCTATTACTAATGGTAGGTAAGTTAAGAGTAAACCCTGTTGTGAATTGTAAATATAAACCCGTATTACTTGGTGATGCTGATGTGTCTGTTCTATATGACACATTAAATGAGTTTGACGCCGATTTATCAACACCCATCGAATATGTTGGTGTTCCTGCGGATGTAGCAACAAACCTAATATACGGGTCGTTTAAAGTATTGCCCGTGTCACTTATAATTAGATTTGGGTTTGTACTATTTTTTTTCAGGTCTAAGGTAGTTCCGTCAAAATTAAAAGTACTACCAGTAACAGTTAAGTTACCATTAATTGTTGTCGTTGTTGCCGTTAATGTTTTTAGATTAGTACTACCAGTAACTGTTAAATTACCATTAATTGTTAACCCTGTAACCGTATTAAATAAAACCGTGTATGTGCCACCTGTATTATTTCTATGTGTAAAAGTGTTGTTAGAATAAGTAGCACCTGTTATACGAATATCCGTTGGTAGATTTTGGTATGTTGTAGCGGATATTGTTGTTGCAGTTAACCCTCGTAAAGAAGTATTACCTGTAACAGATAACTGACCGTTTACCGTCAAACCCGTAACCGTGTTAAATAAAACGGTGTACGTTCCTCCGGTGTTATTTCTATGTGTGAAAGTGTTGTTAGAATATGTTGCTCCTGTTATACGGATATCTAATGGTAGGTTTTGATATGTGGTAGCAGAAATTGTATTCGCGGTTAATCCATTTGTAAAATTTGTCGCCCCATTAACTGTTCCTCCGGTAAAAGTTCCTCCACCTGTTGTACCTGTAACGACATTCCCACTAGAATCCAACCCTAAATTAATTAAAGGTGTTCCAGCCCCAATTGTACCAATGTTTAATGTTCCTGTAATATTTGTATTACCACTAACTGTTAATTTTTCTGTCGGTGTGTTTGTAGATATACCTACCCTGTTATTTGTACCATCAACAAAAAATATATTTTGATTATTATCCGTTTCTACTCTAAAATTATTAGGGGTTAAAGAAATAAGGGTTGTATTTACACCATTTGTTGTTGAACCTGATATTTGATTATTGTTTAATTTCCATTTAGTTACTTCACTACTACCTGAAACGATTATACTAGATATTTGATCATCCTTTTGATTTACACTTGAATAGTCTGTATTTGTTGAATTACCAACATAATCATTTATAACACCAAGTTGTCTTGTCGTTCTACTAAAATTATTTAAAGCGGGGTCTCCAACAATTTCAAACATCACGTTATTACTTACATCAAGTTGAATTGTAGCATAATATCCATCATCATTATTTGTAGCGTTTAATGTTATAAATTCTTTATCTAAACTTATTTCAGTTGTTTTATCTATATTATCCGTAGCATATTGGTACATCGTCGCACCGGTTTTAAATTGTATTCCGATAGTATTACCGGTATTGATAATACTATCCATATCATTTAAAACGATATCTTCACCTAAAGTTTGATTACCTTCAATTAGAACTTGGTTCAGTGTTGGTACGGATATGTTTAAATATGTTGTAGCACTTATTGTATTTGCCGTTAACCCGTTAGTGAAGGTTGTTGACCCACTTACAGTCCCCCCACTTAAAGGTAAATAATCCCCACTTACTGATGAGGTAGTACCTGTAGTGAATCCTGTTACGTTAAAAGTTCCTCCTGTGTTGTTCGTAAATGTTGTTGTACCTGCAGAATACGTTCCACCAGTCACCCTTATGTCTAATGGTAAGTTTAAATATGTTGTTGCAGATATAGTATTAGATGAAACCAATCCTGTTGACGTTAATCCTGTGACAGTATTGAATAATACATCAAAAGTACCTCCCGTTGAATTTGTAAACGTAAAGGTGTTATTGTTGTATGTTGATCCCGTAACTTCAACATCTGTGTATCCAACTAAAAACCCTGAAACATCAAATGTTCCTCCAGTGTTATTAGTAAACGTACCGACACCTGTTAATGAGTTATACGTTCCTCCTGTTATTGTATTATCTGAAGCTAAAACACCTAAATTATCAGTAAATGTAACACCATCGTTTCTTCCTAACGTTAAATTATAATTTAATGTATTGAATGTTAGTCCTGTAACATATGTATCTCCGGTAATTTTTACTCCATTTACAAATAAAGTACTAGCGGACATTGTGTTTGCAGTTAACCCATTTGTGAAGTTTGTTGCTCCACTTACGGTCCCACCACTTAAAGGTAAATACTCCCCACTTACTGATGATGTTGATCCGGTAGTAAAACCCGTTACGTTAAATGTGCCTCCCGTGTTGTTAGTAAATGTTGTTGTACCTGCAGAATACGTTCCACCAGTCACTCTTATGTCTAATGGTAAGTTTAAATATGTTGTTGCGGATATTGTTGTTGCGGTTAATCCGCTTTGGAAAATGGTTCCTCCTGTTACTGTCCCACCACTTAATGGTAAAAAATTACCACTTACGGTTGATGTTGATCCTGTGGTTAATCCGGTTACATTAAAAGTCCCACCGGTGTTGTTAGTGAATGAGATAGTTCCGGCGGAGTATGTTCCACCTGTAACTCTAATATCTGTTGGTAAATTCTGATATGTTGTTGCTGATATTGTGTTTGCACTTAACCCATTTGTAAAGTTAGTTGTGCCACTTACAGTTCCACCAGTAAAGGTACTTGAAGGTAAATTTTGATATGTGGTTGCGGATATTGTTGACGCTGTAACACCATTTAAATTAATATTATTGTCCAAGTTTAAAACAACTGTTGAGGCTCCAGATATAAAAGAACCGATGTTTGTACCACCTGATATAGTTAAAGTGGCGTTAGGGTTAGGGGCGATAATCGTCGTCGATCCATCACCTTTAATTGTTGTCCATGCGTTAGTAGGTGGAGACGAGGCTAATCCCTCAACTAATTGTATCATATCAAAATAGTACCTAGCGTTCGGACTATTAAATGAAACATCTAAAACTTGAACGTTTGTGTTAGTTAAGTAAAATCTCCATAAAGGTATTGATATTAACTGCCAAGAGGACGTATTCGTACTACTATATTGAACATACCCCGAAGAACCAGCAGCATTCATATAAACATAATTACCGTTCTGTGTGTTTCCAGTGGTTCTAAAACCCAACCGTATTTGACTTGATGTTGTGTTTGCTGATAAATTTCTTATCGCAAACTGTAATGTTGCGAATTGGTTTGTGTCTACCGTTGTTGATCCTGTCAATCTGAACGACGTAGTAAATGTTCCGGTAACCCCACTAACTCTAATAGCTGTTAAACCACTATATGTTTGGTCAGTTGATGATCCACTTATTCTTGTTGGTTGTAAACCAACTGCACCAAATGACCATTCAGTTGGTGGCCCCACATTTTCGTTATATAATAATAATAAATCTATATCTGGTGTCGTACCATTTGCAGGTATTGATACAAACGTCACTTCAACTTGAGTTTCTTCGTCAATATCAGGTTTTTCTGGATTTGCGGACGGAGTACCCCCCACTACCGAAGTATTTCCACTCACATCAGCAACAATAACATCGATTCTATTAAAAACAGGATCACCACTACTCAAAACAAGTGTGGTTGGTAGTGGTATGTCGTATATTGTACCACCAATAATGTATTCCAAAGCACTCGTTTCGAAAGTTAATCCACTAACATACGAGACACCTCCACTTATTAATCGATTACCTTGTACAACTAAAGACCACAAATCTAAATTTTGTTCATTAATTCCGACCTCAATAGTGTTAGAAAATAATGTGGTAGTTATCTTTTCTAAAGTGTCTCCCGTGATAGAATTTATTTTTATATCCCTATCAATTACACTATCAAATATTGTAACACCCGTACCAACACTAGTTGCTCCTGTAATTGTCGTTGTGTCACCTGTAGTTAATCCGGTTACATCAAAAGTTCCGCCGCTACTGTTTATAAATGTTATTGTACCAGCAGAATAGGTTCCTCCTGTAACAAAAGTATCTGACGTACCACTAAATAATCCGGCAAGTTGTCCAAGTTCGGCCTTATATGATGATCCCGCAATATTTTGAGATGGGTCACCAGTATAAACAATATGTATGAGTGTCGTCGGCGTTATTGCCGATGATTGGGCTAAAGACCTGTCTGTTAATAATTGATATGTTGGCATAGTTTATTTAATAAATATTATTTATTGGAAAATATAACCAAACCCGTCCATAAAATTAAAGTATATATCATTTTGGAACGCCTTTTGACCCGCACAATCAATAACTGTCGAGTAAACACATCCATTTGTATCAATAATTCTTAAATAAAGGTAATTTTCGTTTGGAAAATAACTTTCCGTATTAATAACAACCGTTGCAGGTATGTTTGTTAATCCTGAAACGTAGAAACAACCCGTATTTGTTGGATCACATAAAAAAATGTCGTATGGTTCTAACCCTCCTGTGTCTCCTGTTATATTAACTATCATATAGATAAATACTTTTTATTCAAAAACTAAAGTGTCACCATCTTCTGTGGTTAAAGAATCTCCAAGTTCTGTTAAAATTAAGAAAGTCTCAACGTCACAAGATATTATTTTAAAGAACGTACACCCGCCACTATCAATAGATTTTATCATAATGGTTGTTGCCGTTTGTAATAATGCCGGTAATATATAAACACCAGGAGCAATCCCTAAAAATGAACAATTGTTCCCATATTCGTCACAAGCGTAGAAACTAATCGGTGCGGTACCACCTGAAACGCCTGTTATGTCTATTGAATATGCCATTATACAGGACCACCATCGTTTATTAGCCAACCTTTGGTACCTGTTAGGTACGTTCTTGATGCTGCTGCCGATAGTCCATATTTAGAAGAACCAAAGTCACAAATAACACCATTTTGTAAAGATGACCCATATGATGCCCATCCGTTTAATAAACTATCATAATTTGTACTGTTTAACCCCGATACGTAAACACCTCCATTAGCTAAAAATGCCCCCATGTTGGTAATATCCCTAACATTCCAAGATCCAATATTATTAATATTTGTAAATCCTGTAAATGTGTTCTCAAATAACAAAGCTAATGAATCATCAGGAGTGCCATCATAAAGTTGTGGACTATCTGTTGTTGCTGACAATGATAGGTTGTGGAATCCAAAGAAAGAATTTGTATAACCCCCATCAAATTGTAAATCTCCCCACTCATCTATTGATAAAAATTTTAATCTATCATTAGCAATTGGGTTAGCTCCTATACCATTAAAGGCTCCTCCAGAATTCACTGTAATAGTAATCTGATATATTCCTGGGCCGGTTGTATATGTATGGGTTCTGTTAGCGTAAGATAGTGTTGAGGTTGTCCCATCCCCCCAATAAATAGTTCCGTTTGTGATATTAGTTTGTCCGATAACATTAAATGGTAATCTTATAACATTATTTCCGGTTGATGCCGGTAAAAACAAACCAGTATATGGATCATATAATGAACCATAAACAATTCTAGTATCCACAGTCGCCCTAAATCCAGGTGTTGGGGTAGGTGTTGGTGTTGGAGTAGGGGTAGGTGTTGGAGTAGGGGTAGGTGTTGGTGTTGTGTAAATGTATGAGTTTGAGTCGTTACTAATAGTTGATCCACAATTTTTGGTCATTCTAAAATATGTTGTTCCTGTCGTTGTTGCCGTTGTTGCTATTGTTCTATATGTACTACAACTTGACGTATTACTAGTACTCCATGTTGATCCACTGTCTGTTGAGTATTGTATTGATGTTAAAGTACATGAACCACAATTTAAATTGAAGTATATCCCGTAAAGTCCACTTCCAAGGTCGTTTACGTCAACAATAGTTGGTGCACAACACACAACGATAGGTGTTGTTGTTGCGCTTCCCGCACAAGTAGAGTCATAATCTATGGTTAATTCTAACTTAAATTCAGAATTACCAATAGGGTCTTGGTCTCCACTACAATTAGATTCAATATGTATTGTGTTATTCAATTGGTTGATAGTATAACTACCAACGGCACTTGTTGATGATAGTAAGTATTCTATCGATTGTACCCATAAGTCGTCTGAAGGAATATCATCAATGTTTGTGATATTTGCAAACGTCTGTGTAAAAGCACTACCGTTTATCGTTATTGTACAGGTTAAATCAGCATTGTCTATCGTACACCCAGTATATCCTGATGTTGCATCCATAAACCCTTCAAAGAACATCTCGGAAATTCCTCGACGATTTCCCGATGTGGTATTAAAGTTATTCGAACAAAGGTTGTAAAGTTCGTAACCTTCTATACTATTACCAACACACGTTATATTAAAATAATTGGTGTCAGAACAAGTATTACTATCAGTAACAACCAAACTATAAGTACCTGCGGTTAATCCTGTTGCCGTCGTTCCTGTTTGCCCGTCAGACCATAAATACATGAATGGTGGTTCTCCTTGATATATCGATGCGGTTGCATATCCCGGAACACCAAGAAGACAATTAACGGGGTTTATCGCAAAACTAACAAAGTTGGTTGTCGTGATTGAGAAGTCCTCACTAACAACACATCCTTGAATATCTATAACATTTATTCTATAATTTCCTGGTATTAAACTTGTGAATGTTTCAGCACTTGATGATGTTGATGGTACTACACTATCATTAACTAATGGTGTATCGAGGTTTTCCAATACGTAAGTAATAAATCCAGTATATCCCGTACCCACCGTCACCGTGACTTCACCGTTCGGTTGTCCACAAGTAGATCCTGAAGTGGTTGCCGTTATTGTGAATTTTTGTTGTGAGTTTATTGTTGCGGTTGTGGTATAAGCACAAGGTGATCCCGTCCCCGAAATAATTAAATCATAAATACCATTAGTTAACCCCGCTTGTTGGAATGTTTGGTTAGTACCAAAATAACTATAGACGGTTCCTCCTGTCTGTGCACTTAACACATAAAGGTAATCTTGACTACCCGTTCCGTTTATTGAAACCGATATCTCACCATTGTTTTGACTACATATTGAGTTGGTTATGTTTAAACTAGATAATGAAAACCCATTTTGAGTGTTGAGTGATCCTGAAACGTTTATTTCACAAAAATTAGCATCTCGTATTAATACGTTGTAATTACCACTTCCTAAATTAGTCAATGTAAACGTGTCAGATAAAGTGTACCCAACTTGTCCCGTATTAGCAGAATAGAAAAACGGTGCGGTTCCACCTGAAACAGTATATGTTAAACTACCATCAGACGCAAAACAACTCGGACTAACACTACTTGTCCCTAATATTCCTAAAGGTAATGCTTGTCCTATGGTTTCTGAAACTGTGGTTGAGCAACCAATACTATCGGTTACTGTACAACTATATGTTCCTTGAGTTAATCCCGTAACTAATTGTGTTGTATCTCCGTTACTCCATAAGTACGTGAATGGTCCGGTTCCTGTTAATCCTGTTACGGCGAGTTTACCCGTGTTGATCACACATGTCGATGTGTTCACTTTCCATAAACCAAAGTTAACACTTGTTGAACTATATATTAAAATGTTCGGTGTATTTGCACTTACCGCTCCGTAATCAAACACAGTCGCATAGTACTCACCGGCACCTAAACTAGGAAAAATGTAAGGTAATGTTATTGTTTGTTGGACATCATATAACACATCGTCTTTATAAAGAATAATATTATATGGACTATTGGTTGATGTTGCACTAACAGATACAAATCCATTATCCAACCCACATGTTGTTGTTGTATCTGTTATATTAGCAATAAAACATTCAGAAACAAATACGTTTATAAACGCCTCGTTGTTTTGTAACCCTAAAAAATCGTTAAGTCTAAAAACATAAGTACCCCCCGTTAAACCTGTATAAGTGAAAGGCCCGTTACTGGTCTGAGCACTTATAGTCCCTGGTATGATATTATCTATCGTATATGGTAAAACACCACCAAACGGTGTAATTACTGTGGTACCCGAAGAAGAATCACAAACACCTGTTACGGTGAAAGTGTATGTTAAAATTCCTGTATTACAATTTTGTGTACAGGTTTGTCCTGTCGCAATGTAAACGCCAGACGCACTACCAGAGTACGTATCATCAATACAAATACCCACACCTAATGAAACTCCCGCCTGTAAATTACCACAACAATCTACATAACTATATACCCCATTTGTTAATCCTGAAACACATGCCATAATCTATAATTAGTTCGTACAATTTATATCTATATCCACACCGATATTTATGTGGAAAGTTTTATTAGTAAAGTTATCGTAGCAAGTAGTGTTACTCACTATTAAATTATTACCCGCCAAATAATAATTTAAACCAAAACTGTATAAAGTATCTAATTCAGTTTCAATCGCCGTTAAAATTTGAGTTGTTGTTGGTGTCTGATCTCCATACCCTGTAAAGAACGAACCTTGTATTAATATGTCACTATCTAAACGACAATCGATATACCAAGTACTAACAACACTAGTTTCGTCACACTGTGTTTGTGTATACCCACTAGACGCTATTAGGTTATTCACACTATCGCTCAGTACTTGACTTGGAAATAATGGGTTACTTAGATTAGTTAAAGAACAAGTTAATGTTTGATCAATACAATCATATGTAAATAACTGACCGTTATATGCACAAGGAATACAACTAACAGGAATAAATATACAACCCCTTTGTCTTCTCCAAACTATTTTTTGTCTATGAAATGCCGAGTTATCCATTTTTTGCCCTGTCATCCATATTGTTGTTGCTGGAACAACTTGCTCTAAAAGTCTTTGCCAATAATCACCTAACCCTAACGTAAAATCTATCATTTTTTGATAGGTGAATTTATTAGATGGTATTCCAACCGTTTCTTCAGATTGTAAATAATTCCAAAAAACAGATTGTAGTGTTGGATATCCTCCGGTTTTACCGTCAGATATTGTCCACCGATTTCTTACATTAATAAAATTATTATAAAAACTTTGAGCAAACTCAAAAAACGATTTCTCTTTTGGTTTTGGATTTATGAATGTCCAATCTATTAATCCTGGCGATGGGTATGGTGCGGTTAACCCCGTATTAGGTATAGGGTAATCGTATTGTGCTGACATATCCCATACATCGTAAGTGATACCTTGACCCATGTTCAAATAAACCTCAACCATTTTAGTATTTAAAACCAAATTATCACTTTCCGTCGTATAATCAACACCATTGAAGTCACTATTATTTTTTCTTGTTTCTGTATTTATCTCCCACGATTTTTGGTTGTCAATTGTCTTTGTTATTTCAAAACCAAAAGTACCCATAGATGGAAAGTTTCTATACTTATCTAAATATTCTTGACCATAAGTGAACGGTTTTAAGGATGATATTAAATACGGGTTTGCTGGATCAAATGAAGAATTTGCTAAATCAGCAACCTCATCAGATCTATGTTCAGGTGTCTGTTCAAACCATCCACTTCCAAGTTGGTAATAATAACTGTCGTTGTTTGTTGGTGGTTTTGGATAACCATAAGGGTCAACCGGATAATCAGCTAACGTAGAAGTTGTTAATTCTATACTAGCAGACGTTGTATACCCCGTGTATGTTGTTCCTAAAACACTAAAAGTGTTGGTTGGGTCTAATGTTGGTGATACGTTTAAGTAAGTACCTCCAGACACGTTATCATAAAGTTCGTAAAATCTATTTATGTTTATCTTAGAGTCGGCCAAATAAACAATTTCATTTAGTTCAATCAAAGCATCAGGAGCACCAATAAATCTCAAGATATATTCTATCGATTTTCTCGTACCTTTAGACTTAAACATATAAGACGCATTCAATATTAAATTTCTATAATATTGATAATTAAGTTCGGTTGGTGTGTCCGGTTTTGATTGTCCCGGATATGTTTGTGTGGCGTTTGGATTAAATACCGACGTTAAAAAGTTTTCATTAGTTATTGGTGAAATATTGGTACTGATCCCTAAAGTTTGAGCCAAATTAACCAATAGTTGCGACGGTATGTCGTTCCCCACAACATAGTTAACTGAGTTCATATTAGCCAACGCGTCGATAAATTTTTTAACCTCATCAAAACTTCTACCATATATTTGAAGTACCTTTTCAATTTTTTGATCTGCAGTATCAAACTCGATAAACGAACCAGTAATTAAAAACCGACTAATCAAATTGGTTTTATAAAGGTCTAACGCTTCTGCAATTTTTTGTACTTTAGTTAGGTAGTTGTCAAAATTTGGCGAAGTGATATCTAAATTCCAATAAACATCCAATTTCCAAGTCACCTTTTCGTTGTACATAACATAATTGCCGTCACCATCATAATCGGGATATTTAAAGGTTGAGGTATAAAGGGGTATACTTTTTCTATTAAGTAAAAAGTCCTCGACCTCATCAAAACTATCTGAAAAAATTTGTTCAGTAACTAAGTTATTTGGTTTTATTATTAACGTTTCGTTTGATTGTGTAATTGTAGATGTTTTATTATTAAACGGATCACCCTTAACCGTAACATTAACCGTACCACCAGTCAAAGACGTTGTTGGCACCAAATCAAGTAAATTATATTCTACATCTAAGGTTTTAAAATAAAGAGAATAACTCGTAAAGTTATCCGTTATATTTCTATATTTAGATACCGCTAAAGGTCTTGTTTCTAAATTTCTTTTGGCGTTTGTCGAATAGTCAATACCAAATGGGTTGTTAAATAAAAAGACGTTAATATCGAAAGTAGTCTCATCATCAACACTATCATAAACAATGTTGGTTGCTGTTGGATAGGTTCCGATACCTGATGATTGGTTACTATATATCTCAATGGCTGCAGGGAAAAAGTTAATAACCTTAGTGATAGATGCTAATAACCGTTTCTGTAGTGACCCATATAGTGAAAAACTTGTTATTTGTGAGATATCAAAATTAGGGTAAACCTTAAAGTTTTTTTCAATAATTTTTTTAGTCTCTTCAATATTTTCAATATTTAAATTCTCTAAAGTAAATGGCTCTGAAAAAACGCCAGTATCAAACTTTCGATTTACCTTTTCATATATCGCCGAAGTAAACTCAAAATTACCTTGCGTTAGACCTCCACCCGCAACTAATTGTAAACCAACTATGTTGTCCGAAAACGTTTGTGACCCAACGGATGGGGCAGGAGGGTAAAAGTATTTTGTTTTTGCCATTAACTAATAATATTTGTAAAATTCTTACTAAAATCTACGTTAGATCCCCTATCTTGTCTAACTTCATAAAGTAATTCATTAAAGTTATCTCTAATCTCAAACAAGTTGTATTGTTTATATATGTTACCAGCACTATCGTATAACGTGTAAATACCATCTTCAATACTCTTAGTTTGATTCCCGTAAAGGGCTATCGCTATAGTATCTAAATCATGTTCAGCCATTTGTATATCGATAGTTAACGGATTAAAAAATGTGTTAGTTACTATAATATTTTGATTTGGTTGTCCAATATATGGTGTTGCAGTTGGTTTGTTTGTTGGTGCGGTTGATGGTGATAGTGTACAAAAAATTAAATCGCTTCCTCCGTCAACATACCTATATCTTATTGTTTTTTGTGTGCTATTTGTTTGATCACTCAAGACAGGTTCACAATAAAACGATGAGGTCACTATTCTATAGAAATTTTGTATTTTACTACCATCGGAGTTTAAATATTCAATTCTATACCCAACCAACCCTTGATTAGTAAATTTATTCCTATATAAATTTGGTACGTTGTTTAAATCTATTACTATACCTTTAACATTTGGTAAAGACGATAAAACCCCACAATCAGTAATAACTGTCCTAACTTCTGCAGGTCTAATATAAAGTGTGTAAATTCCAATTTTATTAAATTCGGATGCGGGTAATTTTAAATTATATAACCCACCTAAAATCTCAACACCATCATTTCCTCCGGTATCTGTATTATTAAAGTAAGGTGTTAAAATTGTTCTTGCGTTTAACTTTTTTAATGTGAAGTTGGTTGTCACATCCCTAGATTCGGTATAATGTAAAATTATATCAACATCTTCAGGTGATACGTCTGCCGGTCTTACTGTTCCGTATGTTCCTAATGCCATTTTTTTTATTTATAAATAGTTTATCTTCATTTTTTATGTAGTATTAATCTTGAAAAAACCGTAACCATACCTAACCATATCTCCCGTATTATCAATTTCACCTAACCTTTCTAACGACTCAAAAGCGGAATATTTACCTCTTTCGATGAAAACATCGGCCTGTATTTCAGGACTCATAACAAAATCTAACAAATATTCATTTTTTGTAATCGCTGAAGCAACAATCATATTGTCAGTTATACCGGAAGAATTTAAAATAAAGAATGTTTTACCGTCAGGAAAGTCAAAATAACTTATATTATTAATTGTGTATGCCGTGTAATCACTAGTGATCAAGTCTATTTGACCTAAAATGTCGTTATTTTTAAAAAACTGATAACCAACCGTATATGATTGGGTACCATATCTTCTAAGTTCGTTTAATTTAGATTTTGTATATCCCGAAAGAATAAACGGGATCGTTGTAAAATTATCTGAAGTTTGTCCCGATACTTGGTTATTACTATCACCTTGGAATATTGTGTCCAATGTTATTGTATTTGTCGGCCAACTACCTCCTTGTGGTGTGTAGGTAACTGTACCGTTTGGATTATCTATTGTTACCCCTGATAGTGGTATTGTGATTGGTTTTTGTATGATAGTTAGGCCAAACGAGTTAGATCCCGACATAGTGATGGTATAAGTACCACTAACATTATATGTGTGGTTAATACTATCAGATATCATTGGATCCGCAGGTGACCCATCACCCCAATCAATATTATATGTTGAGAAGTTTAAAAATGTTTTTGTAAACTTTTCAGATGTGTTATATAACTGTACTTGGTATAAATTAAATTGGTTGTATCCCGAATAAAGGAAATTGGTTATTACATCTTTTTGTTCCATTAATCCGTCAAACTCAGAATAAAATCCAACATCATTATAAGTTTGTGTAAGGAAGATTGGTATGGTCAGACCACTAAGTAGTGACGTACCACCTGTACCCCCACTTAAAACGTAAGACATACCACTATATAGACCAAAATTATTCAGTCCACTATCTCCTGAATAACTTTCAGAAAAAATATCATCCTTTAATACTTCAGGTGAGATTCTATAATATATTTTATTCTCTATCATAGTGGGTTAACATATTCATACCAGTTTATTGGTGTTGTTTGTCCTTCACCAACTCTAACATAAATAAAGTTTGATTGACCTGAAGGGACTTCCCTATAAACACTATATTCGTAATTAGTGTAATCTATAAAGACTTTATAGTAAAAATATTGACTTTTATTAAAATCGTACACATTTGGACCAACAAAATTACTTTGTGGTGTATTCATCATTCTAACAAACTGTCCTTTTTTTGCGTTGTAAAATTTACAACTCATATACATTTCGGTTTGTGATAAATACGTTTGGTTTTTTAACCAATAAAGAAAGAACCCCTCTTTATCTGCACCAATAGAATCTAAAACCATTAATGGTTTTTTAACTAACACTTGTAAGTTAGGGTTTGCAAATAATATTCCCGGTTCTTTTAACCCTTGTTGTGTTGGTAAAACAACAGAAAACAATATTTTTTGATTTTCGGTCGTGTTCCTATCATAAAAATCCAACTTAAAAAAACTTTTCTTAAATGAATTTGCAAAATAATATATTTCTTCATCTAAGAATCCAGCATTTTGGTAATCATCCAACCATTGGTTTATGTTTGGTGGGTTATTTAAAAAATCGGTTTGTCCTTGTGAGTTGTAAAAATTAAATTTATAATTTATTTCTGTTTTTGTGGTATCTACATCCCAAGTGGCATGACTAAATCTTGTTAGTTCAAAATCACTAATCGGGTTTAACACCTCTTCTTTGATCTGATTTTGTAAGATGTCGATAGCATCATCTCTACCCTCCATATCAAAATTGATTTGGATTGGTATATTAATACTTTTATCGTCCGCGTTAAATGAAAATCTATAATTACTCACAATCGTCAGTTTGTATTGTGTTTATTTGGTTTGTTTGAACAAACATATCTCGTTTTTGTGGGTATTGGTTAAATAGTATGTTTGAAAACGGGTAATGAGCCCCATTCAAAAACGGGTAGTTTACCCCCCTACCGTCACCATCAATAAACCCATATGTATATATATCACGCCAAAAGAATGTTTGTTCTATTTCTGAAAACCAAGAGTAACTTGGTACGTTATCCACTTCACCTTTTTTACCCGTTTCAATATCCCCACTAAAAACTCTTATTGTGATTTCATGGTGAGGTTTATAAAAATATCCACTTGGATATGTTACAGGTGAACTGTCCCACAATAAAGATGGGTTAAAAGAGTATTTGTGTGTTATGGGTGATAAAACATATTCTTGTTGTTCAAAATCGTTATACTCACAAAAATCACCCTTCAATGTAGATCCTAAAGGTAATAATTCGTTATAATAAAAATTTAACGAATTGTAGTTATAACTGGTAAGTGGTATGTTGTCTTTATTTACGGTGCCCGAATGATCCCACCAAGTATCAACACTATTCTTTAAAAAGTTAAATTCCCATCCAATATCTATCGCTGTCGGCGTACCATCTGCGGTTAGTGTTGGTGGGTTGAAGTATCCCATATACCCTCTTTGGACTGCAGTTAAATATAAACTTGTCAATGGTTTTCCATTGTTATCTAATAAACCATCAATCACCACATCTTTGGAAAAAGAAAAGGAATAGTTTTGATTGTCGTCTTTAAAAGACACTCTTTGAACGTTGTTTGGTGTAATTGCCGAATATTCAATTTTAGATTGTGTTCTGAACGCATTCCTATCGAATCCAGATTTAAATATATCCAAATCTTTAGTCTCAGTTAATGTCTTATGTAATCTTATGTAGTATCTTGATTTGGTTTCGGCACTATTCGTATTAGTTAAAATTCTTTTAAAATTACCGTAAGTACCGGTTTGTATTTGGTTTGAGTTAAACTTTTGATTGAATATTGTGAATACATATCTTTCAGATCCATAACTACCGTCACCAATCGAAAAGACTTGAAATACTTTTTTACCGTCAATACCTAAAGGTTGTTGTGGTAACTTTATCTCTAAAAAGTCACCGATATTTAAATTATGATTGGTTCCGCAATAAAAATAAATTAATTGTTTTCCATTGAGTGTCCCTGATTCCATAACAAAAGGGATCCCGTCGGATACCGAAAAGTTTGCATTAGTTATATTAAACTTTTCACTTGTCCACGACATTTTTTGTGTGGTATCACTACTAAACGGATAGGAAACATAAACCATCCAATTATATGAAGATGCACTTTTAGCAACAAACGGTACGTGACCAGGTATTCCTTGTTCTCTAAAAAACGTAAACTCATAAAATTGTGGATACCCTTCCCAAGGGGCATTAGGGTTTGACACATTAGAAATCGCATTACTAATACCGTTAGTATAATATAGGAAATTTTTATATGGTGCGTATTGTGTAGAACCACTTAACTGATTTTGAAATAAATTAACAAGTTTCCCTGATAATCTAAATTTACCACTACTTTGTCTTTCATCATTAAACTGAGTTGCTTGGTTAATAAAAACATTTCGTTCCCCCTCAACCATAGTTCTTCTTTCACCGGCAAGTGGTAATTGGATCCATACCGGTTTATCCGTACTAGACGCATATCTTTTAGATCCTAAAACTATTCTTTTTTCATCGTCTCTAGACATTTTAATTACCTATATAGTTTGTTATAAATTTATTAAGTGCAGTTTTACCTTTATTTAAACCAAAGTAAAAATGGAATGGTGCTCCAACCACAAAAGATTGTGGGGTATTAATAGTACCAGTCCAGTTAGGGTCGTTATTACCGTTGTTATCGGAATTAAAAATATACCCCTTTTGTCCTGTTGGTGTCACATTAAAGTAATCCGTTGTTGGTGCGTATTGAAAACTCATTGATTGGTATTTTTGTGAGTAGAATTTATTGTTAGTCACGTCAGTATCCCACTCATTATTATCCGTACCAAAGATTGTTTGTTGTCCGGTAGTTACACTATCCGATCTCCATTTATACATCGGTACTTCTTGTGTTTTTGAATAACCGAAATAATTTAATAATGGTGGTGTTAAAGAAAATGTTTGAACTCCGGGTGTTAGTATGTTTCTACTAACAGTGTCGGACGAGAAAAAGATACCAACCAAACTATTTAATCCTCCACCTTGAACATATAAATCCGTGTCGTCATATTCTTCATCACCAAAAGGTATAACACCAAATTCTGAATTTATACTAAACATTTGAGCAATGTCCCCATCTATTCTATCGCCGCTTCTTGAGAAGAATCTATTTACCGATTTATCGCCTAAACCGACCGCCTGTAACCAAAAGTTTTTATTCACGAATCTTGATATAATCGCCAATTGTAAGACATCTCCTTGATCGTTATATGATGTACTTTGTAATCCGTTCATAAGATATCCTTCAAAACTTGGATTAGCACAAATTTCTTTCGTGTAAAGATCTCTTGGCCCTAAATCCATAATTGTTGTGGGGAAAAATAAATTCCTTTCGTTTTTTGCGGAGAATGGTACCTCTTGTGCCGGCCCAAATATAAAAGGTTTATTTTGAGGTATCTGACCAACAAACGTCGAAGAACTACCATTGTACGGCGTCGACCTGTAAAATATGCCGTTGGATGTCCCTTCAGCGTAGAACATAGTCCCTTGGCCTTCCCTATAAAGACTATCGACCGTTCCACAGAATTTATATTTTTTTGGTTCACCAACAACATTATAGATGGTTTGTTTTTTAAACGAAAACATGTAAAGTGATCCGTTCAACCAATTATTTTGGAATACCTGTGAAAAGATACCTCGACATGCAGCATATGTTACTCTAAATCTAGATCTCCATTCTCTAAAGTACCTTATATCGTTAGGTATAGAAACTATTAGTGGTTTATCAACAAAAAAGTAACAACCACCAACAACACGACTACCAGTGTTTTGTAAGGAAATGGTATCAAGTGGGTCTGTACATGGTGTTTCAACTCCAAAATTATTACCACTACCTGAGTAACAAGTGATGGGTACCATACCTTCACAGGTTAATGTATTTAGTATTGCATCTGTATACGCATTACTAGTATCTCCCGTTAAATCTTGAGCGTTAAACGTGTTATCGGTTCCTTCAAAATCATTTGATGGTATTGCGGTTGCGGAACCACTATCATCAACCAAATACATTTCAAAATTATTATTAAAATGTAACGAATATGATGTATTACCCGAAACTTCCGTAACATCTGATGTAGGTAACCTATCAGACCTAAACACCAATCTATTATTATTAGTAATAGTTATATTCGGGTTAGTGTTGTTTGTGTGGTATGCAAATGAATAAACCCTTGAGTCAAACACTCCTGGTTGTTGATACGATTTAACACCTATTAACGTACCCCCTTCTATACTGCCTTGGTCTATGTTTTGTAATTGAGCACTAATACCACTATTAATGTTATATGGGTTACCTATTATTTGACCCGTAAAGAAAATTGAAACAACATAAACGGTTGTGGACCCTATCAGTTGTACTCTAATTAAATCATTACCAACAGTAAACACATTTAAAAATGCTGGATCAGTATAGAATTTTGCTCCTTCAGGTAAAGATGGGTTAGGTCTATATAACGTTAATGGAACACCAGACGTACCATTTGTTTGATCAATAGCATCTTGTAAGTTGTTGTAAGACTCACCGTTAGTATACCAAACATATTGGTCAAGAGTTGATACTCCCTGACCCCATTGAAATCCCATATAATTCGTTGCTGCTAAGTTCGATAACTGAAATACTTGCGAATAAATAGACCCTTGTGTGTAATATGATAAATCGTGAAGGTCATTTGAGAACGCTTTTTGTGTTAACGTTGATTTATCTGTTGAGTTATAGTAATATGGTGAGTTATTAGTGAAACTTGAAAACTGAATAGGGTCAACATTAAAACCAAACGGTTGGTGGTATAGTGCCACGTTACTATTGTTAGTAACTAAGTGCGATTCGGGAGTTTTAAAATCATTCCACCATGAAGGTGCTCCGACCGGTGTTGTTACCGTATTTGGTTGGATTGGAATATTTAAGTAGTATTGACCTTCAATTACCGGTCCTAAACCAAAATTACTATAACCAAATAATTTTGATAAATCATATCTTATGTTTTGTTTATCGGTATAGGGATCAACACCTTTGACTAGTATCAGAACCTCCAAATCATTAAAACCGTCTACTTGGTCTTTTACAAATAAATAAGAAGTTTGTTGAGTTCCAAATGTTGGCCAGTCTTCTAATCTTTGAGTTTTATTAAAAATATACTTTCTAAGTAGTCCACTATTTGAAGACACGGTTAACCCAGACATTTGTGATACGGTTCCACCAGTTATTAGTTGAAAGTACTCTGTTCCTGATTTAAAATTATATTCTTTACCGTCAGATGTGATTAATAGTTTTAAGTTGACGGTGTCCACCGTCCCATCTTGTTTAATATAAGTAACGGGTTTATTCACCAAGTTATTAGCATTATATGGTGTGGATCCTGTAATCGCAGTTGTATTAAATTGATTTCCACTAGTTAATCCGGTTGTATTTGGGTCGTTTATATTATCAAGACTATTAAATGTTAATAATTGTCCCGGATTTATGTTTGATATTGTTTGAGAATCACATAATAAAACCAATACATTATCAGTAAATGGTGTTGAGGGTTGTGGTACATTACTATTAGGTGGTGTGTTATATACTGTGGTTTGAATTATGTTTTCACCCTGAAAATATCTCTCTCTCATGTTTGCCATGTTTATCGATTGAGCTAACGACACATCGTAAGGTGCTTTACCCCAACCTGGTGTAAAATCGTGAGAAGCGAAAGGTACTTTATTTAATCGGTCGAATGCGTCTCCCTGTGGTTGATATCCAGAAAGGAACTGTCTAAATGCTATGTTTAAATTTTCATTATCAGGATCTATACTTGTATTTAATTTTGAGTAAGTGTCAACACTAGTTAAATTCGACAAAATACTGTAATTACCAACAGTTATTGTGTAAATATCATTTTCAGTATCACTAGACGTATCAAGATCTTGTTCGGTACATGGGCAAGACTCACAATCAGGATAAGACATCATTGGTAATGAGATTCTTTTAAATGGGTTTGTTTTTGATAATGGTTTAATGTTTTGTTTTTTACAGTCATCTTTCCTTAATCGAGGGGATAGTATTGCAACCACAATACATATTGAATAAATAAACGTATTAATTAACCATATAAATAAATTAATAATCACTCTAAATATTGGATATAAAAGGGCTAATACGTGTAATATAGTTAAAATAGTCGGCACTAATAAAGAAACGATGGTTATTAAAAACATCATTAAGAAAAATATAGAATCAAAATTTCTTACCCCGTCATTAACTGGTAATTTATTTATCTGATTACAATCTTTACTATCAATCTCTTTTATCCCTAAATGTCTTGATCTATTATATCCCCACTTAAATCTATCGATAAAATTTGCTACAGTATAAACTTTATTAAAATTAAACTCATAAAAGTAATCTTCACAATTAATCGCTGCTTGTGGATCAGCATAGTCGTTCCAATCTAAACTAAACGCATAAGATTTTAGTTGTAATGATGTATCAACATCTTCATATTTACCGGTGTTAGTCCAACCATACTCTCTAATGTTTGGTACCAAATAATCACCTCTTTCTACAGTTGTATTTTCCGGATCTTCGTTTTGGTACTGTACTCTAAATCTGTATTTACCTTTTGTTGGTATTCCGACAGATGGGTCGTTAGATATTACTTGTTCACCAAACTCGTTAGTGGTTACGTAATCAAGGTTCATCGGCACTTCCACTAACCATGTACCGTCTTCATCTATAATTTTACCACCATTAGGTAAACTGTGTTGTTCTAATATTGGTTGTCCACTACTATCATAATCTATTGTCTGTCTTATTGATAATATTTTACCTGGTCCTGTTTCTAAATTACAAAGGTTACCAACATCTTTTTTTGGTTTACAATTACTTCTTAAAAAATCTTCGTTAGATGTTGAAAACAAAGATCCCATAAAAATTGCTTGTGGTTTAACTTCAACACCTAAATCTCTAAGGTCAAAGTCAGTTCTTGTTATTCCAATATTACATAAATCTTCTTCACCCCAAAATGGTGTTACGTCTATGTTTCTTACAAAATTCACAATTTGTGGTAGTGAAGATAAATCCTCAGATGATTTAAATTTTTCACCGTTAAATTGTTCTTCAGCACCAAGACCCACCCGTATTAAGTCTTTTGGTCTTAACGAAAAACACCCCATATCGGATAAATCGAGATCCATAACTATTGTTTGTACACCTAAAGGTACACCAATAATCATAAAATCACCACTATCGTTAGTCTTTGTTGTGTACTTATAGTATTTTTCATACACCTCCAAAACCTCAGACCTAGTTAATACATCGTCTTTTTCGGGAAATGTCCCTGTCGGTGTGTGTCCTCCGAATGTTTGTTTGTATGGTAATAAATTATACCTATACCCGTCCTCGTTTTTATCTGCGGGTTTTTTATATGGATATAATGAGGAAATAACGGGATCGGTTTCGTCAATCTGATCTAATGGTATAAAAATAGAAACGCTAGCGTTTGGTACTCCGTAACCCCCATTAACGATTACTCTACCGGCAACTACACCGTAGTCTGCACAAAATCGAGTATAAACATCACCCTGTCTTAATTTTAAAGAAAGTATCTCTAAAAAATCAAAGTCTTGGTTTATATTTATTCTGATATTTTTATCGGTACCAATTTCAGTTCTTAACCTATAGCTTTTGGTCATCTTTTCTTTTAAAAATAAATAGTTATGTATGTATTTTTAAAGGTAGGTTAGATAAAAACAAAATAAACATTCTTATGAGAAGTCTACCGATTTAAGGTTTTTAACCCTTACTTTAATGTCTTTATTGTCGAATCTTATTTGGTATATTTGATCCGGCTCAGCAAATACTGTGTCGTCTATTAATTCAATTTGTTTGGTTGCCGTATCAATAAATCTTTGGGACGTTTGAGACGATGAGTATTGTCCCCCAACCTTGTTATAAACTTTAAGTTCGGATAGTGATATCACCCCCGCACTATTTTGGATTAATCGTCTAACGTCCGATACGTTCACATTTTGACCAAGTTCTCGATTTTTTGGATTCATATAGTTTGATACTTGATCAATTATTTGCGTAACTGTCTGTCCTTGATTCTGTGAGGAATCTAAAACAACAAATATCTCAAACTCCAAATCCACAACCTTAGCAACGTCAAGAGCAACGTAGTCGTTTATCATTCTATATTTTGATAGGTAGGTTGCTAAATTTGTTTTTAAGTTGTTTGAAACAACCTGTGTTAGTTTACCTATTGTGTCGTAAGATAGTATTTGTACGTTAATTTTATTATTCTTTTCTGTTATAGAAACTTTAGCTGGTGCACCAAACCTACCAGGCATTGTATCAATAATAGATTTATAATCGTTTATTGTTACCGCCCTTTTTTGTGACGAAAAATTAAATGAAACCATATTTCTAACTTCTTCGGTAGATGGTGGGTTTGCTCCTCCAATTGCTGCAGTAACATTATTACAAGTGAGTGACTGAACAACATTTCTATTTATTGAATCTGATGGTCCTGTAACCGACAATTCTACAGACCCAATTTGGTTTATAACACCAACCCCCACATTTGTCGCTAAACCTCCACCAACTCGATACTGTATAAATATTGTAGTGTTAGGTCTAACAGTTAACCCCAATCCAATGTTATTTTGATAGTTGTTTATATCTAATGGAACTCCAGTGTTAGTAAAGTTTTTTAATTGTTCGTTTGGTGTTGTCGTTCCTCCACCAAACTGTACCTTCATAAACCCTTCAGGTGTGTATTCAGTTATAAATCTTTGATCTGTTTTTAAATACCTACCTACCTTAACACCCGCATTATCCACCGGTTTTGTTTGATCTTCAATGAAGATAGTGTCCTCAGCCAAGGCATCAACCTCATACCACTTATTATCTGTCGCATTTAAAAAATCTTGAAACGTGGGGGTACCAGGATATGATGTTCCATCTTTTTGTATTACTGTAGCAACACCTAAAACATTCCTTTCAGGTAAAAATAAGTTAAAGAATGGAACCGCATCTACAGGGTTAATAACTTTTTTAAACACCTTAGTAAATCCATTAACAACCACTTCTCTTTTTGTGATAACATAATTTATGATTTTGTTATTGGCATCAAACGTTGGTATTTTAGTTCTGTTAACAAACCCTTCTTGGTTGTATTGTGTTGAGAAGTCAATATCATATACGGTTTCAAACGTCGTACCTCCCCCATTGATTTGTGCTCCTGCCCTTAAAATTCCTAAATATCTTGTATCTTCCGAATCCCCTAATGGTGGTACCGTGATTGACACGTCAACAAGAGCAACCGATGGTCTATATCCGGGGATTTTTAAACCATATGTTCTTGCTATATTATAAATCGATGATCTTTGTTGTGCATATTGTAATACAGTTTCTTGTATACTCCTATCTATGTGGAAATGTAAGTTGTCAGCAATTGCCGCATTTAAATCCATTAATACAGAATAAACTGATGCGTCATTAAAATTCTGTATCAGTTCCGGATAATACTGTTTTGTGTAATTAATAAGGTCTTGTCTTAACCCCTCAAAATCTCTCTCCGTATAGTTTATCCTATTATTTGCCATTTTATAAATTAATTATAACGAACTCTCGACTTCCAAAAGCCTTAGCTTCGTCAGTGTAGTCTATTTTAAGTTTAGCGGTGTATTCACCAGTGTTTTGTCCGGGTATTCTATATATACTAGCCTGACCTAAAAGTTCATAATTTAAATCACCGGGAGCCTCATCGCTTTCTAAATATGGTTCAATGGTGATATTATTTATAGTTAGGTTAGGTATGTATTTTGCAACCTGTTGCTCAATGTCGGATCTAATACTATCGAACGTCTCACCATCTAATGGTTCAAAAATAAATTCATAGATTCTTGTACCAAAATCAGGTAAATAATATCTAGTCCCTTTTTTTGTTAATATTAAATGTAATAGGTTACTTCTTATCTCTTCTGAAGATTCTTCAGAAATAGACAAATAAAAACCTTTTTCACTTTGTCTAAAGGGAAAATTTATACCATAAGTAATTCCGTCTGCCATATAAAATAAATATAGAGGAAGTCAATTTTGAATAAAGAGTTACATTGAACTAGAATATTTTTGAAAAAATATTTTTGGCATTTCTAAATGGTTATAATATGATGCTTCAATTCTTTTTGATAATCCGCTTTTTTCCATTTGTTTAAGATAAGCTCTATACGACGGACAACAACCCCAATTTTCCCATCTAGATATCATTTTAGCGTTGTTAGGTAAACTTTTATATAGTGTTGGTGTTGATGGGTCAATTAACCCCACAAAGTCATATCCACCTTTAAGTTCTCCCCACACATTGATTCCTCCTCTTGAGAATCCACTAACAGATTTAATTCTAAAATCTTTAACACCATTATTTTTAAGGATACCTTTTAATGTGCTAAGAGAATTTTCGTAATTACTATATATAACATTTTTATTAGTAAAAAGTCCCTTACCTTCTTTTTTCATAAATTTAGCTCCGTATTGTGAACTTGGCATCCCTCCCCATATTACTGTAATATCTTTTGAGTTGGGGTTATTCATGTCTAATATATATGATCCTCCACTTACTGTTTGTGGTTTTTTTGCTGTTATTGTAAACTCAGGTAAGTCTTTATTGATTACGTCAGTACTTTTATCGTATGTTGATTTACTGGTATTAATTGGACCGTCTTTTTTTTGTTGTACACTTTTAGTTAGTTGGTCAGCGATTTTCTTAGCGGCTTCAGACCCTAACCTCCCTATTTCTTCAAAAGGACCTTCTTTTAAGACTCTTTTAATAATTGTTGTTAAATCATCCTCTGTGAGTTTAATAATTTTTCTCATTATAATATTTTATATATAAATATACTGTAAAAAAAAATCCCAACTTAATGTCGGGATTCTTGTAAAACTTTATTTCCTTTTTCGTGTATGGGTTCGTACGGACATTTTAAACATCCGTTACCACAACAACTACCTCTACGTGTATGATATTCTTCAGTCATAACCATTCTACCTTCTTTATCGTAATAG